GTAAGGAAGTTTTCATTAGTGGTGTAGCTGCGTAGCTGCAAGTTTGTGCCACGAATAAGTAGCGAACCTGCACCGGCGTCGTCAATGTAACTATTACTACCATCATGATAAAGCTGTAGGTCATTACTAGCACCAAAGATGGCCTTGTCGTTATCCCCAAAACTCATATCCGCAGTAGTCGTAAGACCCGCAAAAGTTGGGTTAGTAGACAGAACAACCGAGCCAGTACCTGTAGATGAAGTTACACCCGTACCGCCGTTAGCGACAGCGAGAGTACCCGCAAGAGTAATTGTACCAGAAGTAGTTACAGGGCCGCCTGAAGTAGTAAGACCTGTGGTGCCGCCAGAAACAGCTACACTTGTTACCGTACCGCCCACTTCTGTTGGATTGGCATTAAGGACCGCAGCGCCTGCACCCGCACCGTCTGTGACGACCATGACTTTAGAGCCATTAGCGACGTTAACCGTAGCGCCCGAGCCTTGCTTGATCGTAATAATCTGGCTGCCTGAAGTAGCGTTCTCGATCATCCACACCTTAGATACAGTGTTCGGACCGAGTGTTACCTCACGAGTAGCCGTAAGAGCACCCGCCGAAGTAATCTTTAGGTAAAACCCGCGAGTCGCGTCTGCTGTAGCGTCCGGCATCGTGAAGGTTTCGTTGGCGTCAGCCGCCATCTGCTTCGTGCCATAGCTAAAACCGTCGGTAATCAGCTCAAGGTTAGTGTTGGTACTGGTGCCCCAAGTGCCACTTTCATCGCCCGTGGCGATTTCTTTGAGCCGTAAGTTATTTACATAAGTAGCCATTAGGTTTCTCCAGTACTTATACTAGTGTACTGCCACCGGCAGCAGGGATGCTTGTCGCATAAATTTTTGTGTGCTGCCGTAAGTTTAGGGCTTCCCCGCAATCTGAACAAGTATCCGCTGTTAGTTCCGTTTCGTCCAAATCGTAACCGCAATTACCACACACGATTTCTACTTCATGCTTAGGGTCTATTGTATCACCTAAGTCTACCGCTTCGTTTACTGTCTTCATGTCTTCTCCTATGCCGCAATTCGTGTCCAAGTAGTTCCCGGATCTGGCACTATTCTACTCCAAACCAGTACATTTCCTACGTCACCCGTGCCCTGTACGCCAATGGCGTATACCGTAGCCGTGCCTGTTTCTGTTGTTTCGCCTAGGGCTGTAGTACCCTGTACGCCAGTAACACTTACGTCTGCATTAGCCTGTGCCGTTGCTGTGCCTAGAGCTGTAGTTCCTTGAAGGCCGGTCACGTTGATCGTGTTGTTAGTTATTAAGGCTACCGTACCTACTTGAGCCGTACCTTCAACACCGTTAGGGCTAGCCGTTGCCTTAGCTATAACACTTTCTTCGCCAAGGGCAGTGGTAGCTTCAACACCAGAAACCGCAAATAAAACACTCTCTTCGACATCGACAGTACCTACAACCCCGGTTGCTTCAACACCGGTAACATCTACGATTCTACCAATACTGACTATTACAGAACCAATTTCGCCGGTGGCCGCGTTGCCTAGTGCATTTACCGCACCGTCTGCTTCAACCGTAGAAGTTCCTAACGCTCCAGTAGCTGTAAGGCCCGTAACTTGGACAGTCTGCCCTATCGCAATAGCTACAGAACCTACAGCCCCCGTAGCCGCAACACCCGTAACAGATACAATAGCACCTGCGGACACAGCCTCACTGCCGAGCGCCGAAGTTCCAGAAACACCGTCTACATAAATAGTAGTGGTGCTAGAACCCCAGTTATCTCGGCCCCAAGGACCTGATCCCCACCCTATGTAATCCGTCGAAGAGGCCATTTAGCGCCCCTATTAAGCAATACGGATAATAGCGTTGCTAGCGTCAGCAGCAGGGAAGACAATAGTAAAGTCGCCCGCAGTAGAGGTCTTATCCGAACCGAAGTCCAGAACTGCAACAGCGGGGTTAGTGCCGCCGTTAGCCAAGTAGATCAAAGCGCCACGAGCTGTAATAGTCGCTGTAGACCATGTAGTATCCGCAAAGTCCAAAAACGCTGTGGTGCCACTAGACGCGGGGTTTGCAGAAATAGTCAGAGTGTTACCACCTGCTACGTACCCTGTACCAGAAGCTTCATTAGTCGCAGAATACGCAGTAGTAGTCGCATCCAACGTAGCTGCTGAAGTAAACAAAGCAATCTTGAACGTCTGTGCTGTACCGCTGCTGAAATCAAAGTCTCCACCAAGGATTTGAACTTTGAATGATGTTGCCATAGCTTGTGTAATAGCCATTTTTCTTTCCTCTTAAAAAATTACGGGCCGGGTGATTCCGATTTGATAGGCAACCTGATCATGCCATCTCTAAACTCGTCACGACGGCGGCGACCTTGCTGCTCGATGCCGAGACCTTGTATTGCCTGCTTATAGCTGTCTTCAAAATATTTCAGCATTTCGAGCGGACCTTTGGTGTAACTGTATGCCTGAATAAGGCACGCATATAAAAGCGCTTCGGGGGCGTCAGTGCTCACCCACGTTGTCGTATTTGTAGACGACAACTGTTGCGGCTTATATATGTATCCTAACTGAACTTCGTAATTAGCGTCGGGTGTCGGCGCAATATAGAACGTGTTCTGGTTCCATACAGAATAGTATTTGGGTGTTCCCGTTACCGTAGAATCAGGCCAGTACTCCTTCATGAAGGACGTGTCCCTAAACTCTAAAAAAGTCTGGTCCCCATTCAATGTTGCCATGATGTAACGGTGGGTAAGGATGTCGCTAGGCGCCACTAGGAAACGATTGCCTGCGGTCATGTTGGCAGTGGCTTCTAGCTTAAACACATCCAAGTCAATATCACGGAGGATTCTGTTTTCGGCCATCGTAATAAACGTGTCTATCACCGAATTAGGAAAGACGTTTGAGTCAACCTCGGTGTAATTACGAATGTTTGTTACTAACTCATCATAGGTCATGTAATTACCACCGTAACTGTTCCAAGTGTACCTACGCCTTCAACTGCAATCGCAGCGGGGGCAGGCTGCATAGAACTCGGCACTGTCTCAAAAGGCGTATCGCCACCCGCGTTATTTACAAACACGCTCAGCGGCTCTGTTCTGTCTGGACGAGGATTCTCAAGAGCAATCGCATCGCCTCTATGGTTTAACGGGGTCAACTGAGGCTCTTTTGGCTCATAGTCCTCAGGGCACACCATAAACCCCTTCCAATTTTTCCTCAGGGTCTGATAAGGATAACGCTGCCCGCAGTAATCGCAGAGGCCATAAGAAAATTTCCCTGAAGCCTGAGACATCTCTAGGACCCTACGTCAGGCAATATACGAGTACTGGCCGTATCTCTATCTTCCTGTGCCGCTCGAGTAAAATCTTGCTCGTACATTTGCTGCAAGGCGGCGGTCCTATCTGGGGAGTATTTTAAAGACAGCATATAGGCGAGGCCTGAAGCTAAACAAGGGAGAAACCTGAAATTTACATCCGATGTATTGGTGTAAGTTCCGGCATCGTCCATGCGGCGTATGCGGTAATAAACCAACGTATACGCCTTGTCTGCAGCAGGATACAGGTACGCCTTGGGAGCACTTGTGCGCTCGATGTATATCTGAGACGGCCTTGCCTGCGTAAGCTTATTTGGCACGTTAAGGTATTCCTCTCGGCCAATACGCTCTATGCTTATGTCTTGCTGCTGACCATTAGTGGTTTGACGAATAACCGCAGTCAACACGTTTACCGTGTCCGTGGGCAGGTCAACCACAGAGTCCCCTTGAACCAGTGCTTTAGTAGCTTGCTCAATGGTCCAAAGGTTTAAGCCTCTGTTTGCCCAGTCCAAAAACAACAAATTTAAGGACCGACGAGCCGAGTTTAGCTGATAGCCTGCAGTCATCTGCATGCCACAACGCTCGAACGCCTCTTCTACGAGGTCGTCAATCGATAAATTAAAGTCTGTTGTTCCTGAAGTAGCCATTACTTATACATCACCCCGCCGCGCATTTTCTTTTTGACACCACGGCCCATAAGAACGTCAGCTTGAGTCACTTTGCCGTCTTTGTTCATGTCAGGGAAGCCTTTCTTACTGTTTGCCATGCCCCCTTTGTTCATCATGACGGGGTCGCCCACCTTACGGCTAGGCTTAGATTCCACTTTATTTCTAGGACCTGTTCCTACGCATCCTCCGCCTCTGGTAGCGGCACCCATTCCACGTCCGGCCATGTTACTTACCTCGTTTGGTTGTACGGCCCTTATGAGCCGAATTTTTCATGATCGTGCCATCAGGCATGCGGTGTAAGCCCTTCTTGACTATTCCCCCATCCTTCTTGGCTACGGGCTTGGCAGTTTTAGCGGCTTGCTTAAAAGCGCCTGCAGTAGGTGCCCCTTTACTGCCG